ATTAATAAGCTATTTAATTATGTTTATCTGGATGGGAATACAAGCAATGCAAGGTGTAGGTAATAAGAAAACATGCTTTAAGCTTTGGATTATCTCCCCTGTATCGCTACCGGCGCTTATATGTATTAGATTTAAACAATGGTGACTTATGAGCATACTAAGAATATTTAAATGCAAACCCTGTAAAATAGAAATAGAAGAATTTGTAAACACCGATGATACAGTTAACTGCGCCAAATGTGGCAAGGAATGCGTAAAAATGCTATCATCACCTAAGTATTTCAAGAACACAGTGGGAAGAAGCCCCGCTCTAAAATAGAGGTTACTATGACTGAAGCAAAGGTCGTTGCAAAACAATTCACATTTAATATAGCTGAAAGTGTGGAGCCAACTGTAGAGCTAATACAGTTAATGTCACAAGCTATACTTCATTACGAGCACAACGGATCACAAACGAATATCGTTGCAGCAATAGAGTACTTTAACTCGCTATATGGGGTTAAGTAATGACTAAGAAGAAAAAACCAGAAGACCTACTTCCTATGGGTAGACCTACCGACTACCTACCAGAGCACTGTGCCAAAGTTATTGAGTTAATGAAAGAGGGCGCAAGTAAGGCTGAAGTATGCCTAGAGCTTGATTGTTCATTTCAAACATTCCTTACATGGCAACAAAAACATCCAGACTTTCTTGAAGCCGTAAAAAGAGGCTTACACTTATCTAAAGGTAAATGGGAACAAATGGGGCGTAAAGCTGCGTTTGGAAACGTTGAGAACTTTAACGCTACGGCGTGGATATTTAACATGAAAAACCGCTTCGGTAAGATGGACGACTTCGATGAAAAGTGGGGCGACAAGCAGGAAGTAGAGCATTCAGGCGAGGTTGTCACGTTTAATATGCAATTCGATGGATCAAAGAAAAATGGGTAATAAAAAACCACTTATCTATATTGCCGCAGCTACAGCATTAATAATCGCCTCGCTATTCTTACCAGTAAGGCATGTTACTTGTTCTGTTAAGTCTACAGTTGTTGAAATTCAGGCTATTCATTACAGGGGTGCAACCTTGTTGATGTCTGACGGTGAGATCATAAAGGTTAACCAAGCCACATTAAAGGCTGGTGATGAGTTTTGTTATAAATACGCTACCGAATGGTTATAAACTGAATAAACATTCACAATAACTGAATAAAGTGTAAGTTTTCCCCAGTGATATATAATTAAAAGTGAATAAACCATGAATAACGACCTAAAGATATCAATGGCTAGGTACTTAAACCTATCATCAGGTGATTTTGATTTATCTATATGCGATTACTTTAAAATGGCATCATCAAAGGATCGTCATTATTATGATTGTTTTTGTGTTAGGTTTGCAGAAGATGCTGTTTTGTTTCTGAGTGATGCCAATGCCAACAATTAATTATGTAGCATCACCAACCGGTGCAAAGTTTCATGCCTCTGATAAAGTTGTCAGGGGTTTTTTAGGTCCAGTTGGTAATGGCAAGTCAGTCTGTTGCATAAATGAAATGCACAAGATATCTGTATTACAAGAGCCTAACTGTAACGGTATACGCAAAACTAAGTGGGCTATCGTTCGTAACACTTACGACATGTTAGAAACCACAACTTTAGCAACATTCAAACAATGGATACCTGAAGACGTTTGTTCAATCACCCTAAAGCCTATGCGCGGTGATTTAAGATATCCCCTAGCCGATGGCACAAAGGTAGAAGCTAAGTTCATATTCTTGGCGCTAGATAGACCTGATGACGTTAAAAAGCTCTTATCATTAGAGGTTACTGGCGTATTTATGAATGAGTCTAAGGAATTACCTTATGCGGTAGTCAAAGGCTCAAGAGAAAGAATAGGCCGCTACCCTTCACAAATTGACGGTTACACTGATGTTTACGATAAAAACGGTAAACTAACCTATGATGCACCTAAAGAATTAGACGAAGACGGTAACGTTTTATTTAATGATGACGGTTCACCACAATACAAACCCTGCACACGTAAATCTTTATTGATGGATACTAACCCACCAGAAGACGATCACTGGTGGTATCAATTAGCCGAAGACGGATGTTTAAGAACAAATCAAAGCAGTGAAGCTAAACGAGCGGTTGAAGAAATATTCTTCTTTTGTCGTGGTCCTTCGCCTTTTACTATGGTCAACGGTGAATACAAAGACAATCCTAAAGCTGAGAATATTAAGTTCTTGCCTGGTGGCTATAAATATTACAGAGACATGTTAGCCGGTAATACTGAAGATCATATTAACGTTATGGTAATGGGTAACTACGGCACTATTAAAGATGGTAAGCCGGTATACCCTCAATATAACGATAGAATACATTGTCCTGAAAAAGCTTTAGGTGTGATTGAAGACTTGCCAATAGGTTTGGGATGGGATGGTGGATTGACTCCTTCATGTATTATAGGCCAACAAACTAAACGTGGTCAGCTTCGTGTTATTGCTGAATTAACCAGTGAAGATATGGGTGTAAGGCAGTTTGCAAGGGATATCGTTAAGCCATACTTACAAAGGAATTTTTACGGTATTGAAATAGCCTTTAGTTATATTGATCCTGCAGGAAAAGGCAGAGGCGAAGCAGAAGCTAAAAGCGCTATGGGTATCCTTAATGATGACTATGTTGAAGACAATGAAGACGGTGACATTATTCAGCCTTTAAATATGGGCTTTGAAACTGAGCCCGCACCAACCAATGACCCAACTAAGCGAATTGACGCGGTTAACTCTTACATTATTAAGCTAGTTGACGGTGAACCAGGCTACTTAGTTAGCCGAAAATGTCCGATGATTAGAAAGGGCAAAATAGGCGGCTATCAATATAAACGCATGCAAGTATCTGGTGAGGCAAGATTTAAAGACAAGCCTGACAAGAATAAATACTCTCATCCTGCAGACGCAGAGCAATACATGGCTTTAGGCTTTGCCGGTGGTTATGTGTTAGACTTGCAAGAAGATTACGACGAATATGATGACTTTAATGAAGTCGGTGTGATGGGATATTAAAATGGCAGACGCAATAGTAAAGCTAGTTGAAGAAACAGAAGAAACTGACCTGAAAGGAGTTGAGCTATTAGCTAGCTTTTTTGATGTTGTACCGGCTACAGCGGAAGGTGAAACAGTTGTATTCATTCCTAAGCCAAATATTGCAGATATGTTTGATGATGATATATTGGATGAAATTGGCGCCAATGTTATTAATGGCTTTGATTCTGATCATCAATCTATGGAAGATTGGAGTAAATTTGTTGATAAAGGTTTAGAGCTAGTCAAGCAAGAAATGAACCCTAAATCTACTCCGTGGGATGGTGCAAGTAACTTTAAATCACCCGCACTTATGCAAGCAGCATTAAAATTTAGTGATAGAGCATCTACCGAATTATTACGCCAAGAAGATATTGTCAAGACTGCTATTATTGGCAAAGACATCGATGGCGAAAAAGCCAAGCAAGCCGAACGTGTCGCAGAATACTCTAACTTTCAATTAAACGTTGAGATGAAAGAGTGGCGTGATGAGCATGAAAAGCTTTTATATAAATTACCTTATGACGGTTGCGCATTTAAGAAAACATTTTTCGATCACCGTTTAGGTCGTCCAGTTTCCAACCTAGTTTTATACCCTGACTTTGTTGTAAGTAATGACATCGATAGTATTGTAAGAATGCGTAGATTTTCAGAAGAATTTAAGCTTACTGCTAGCGAAGTTTTAGAACGTCAAAGCCAAGGCTTATGGCTTGATGAAGATATTGCACAAGAAAGCGAAAGTGATGACACTGAAGCGGAAGCAGATAAGTTTACAGACTTCATTGAACAACAAGGGTTTTTCGACTTAGACGGTGACGGTTATGACGAGCCCTATACTTTTGTTGTCTCTAAAAGTTCACAGAAAGTTGTAAGGATCATAGCAAGGTTTGAGCCCTCTGATGTTTTAGTTAAAGACGATAAAAACCAAAGAGCAGCTAGGTTATCTGACTTAATGACTATTGACGGTTTAGCGGCTACTGATGGAGATCGCGAAGTTGTCAGAATTAAAGACGTTGAAACTGTTACTAAGTATGGGTTCTTACACGACCCTGAAGGCGGATTCTTAGACGTTGGTTATGGCTACATACTTGGAGCCCTAACATCAGCGGTTAACGCCACTACAAACCAATTAGTTGATGCTGGTACATTAGCAAATAGACAAGGCGGTTGGTTAGCTAAAGGCTTTAGACGCAAAATGGGTAATTCATCCTTTAAGCCTGGCGAATGGAAGCAAACACAAATTGCTGCAGTTGATTTACATAATGGTATTGTGCCTTTACCGGTTAAAGAACCGAGTCCGACACTGTTTAGTTTGATGCAATTTACTATTAGTTCAATACAAGAGTTATCAGCATCAGCAGACTTATCACAAGCCATAGGTGCAAACGCTCCTGCTACGACTACCCTTGCATTAGTTCAAGAGCAGCAACAATCAGCAGGGGCTATTATATTGCGTATTTACCGCGCTATGTCTTCAGAATTCAGCAAGTTATTTGTTCTTAACTCTAAATTTTTGGACCCAGAAGAATACCAAGAGGTATTGGACGATCCAGAAGCGAACTTTGAAGCTGACTTTAATGTCAAAAGTATGAATATCGTTCCGGTTGCTAACCCTGAGATTTCGAGTAAAATACAACGCATCCAACAAGCACAAGCAGAATTGAGCCAAGTTGGTTTAGTTGCTGAAACTGGCGGTAATGCTCGAGCAATTGTTAAAAACTTTTATGAGGCTATTGGTACTCAAAACATTAACGAGATTTACCCAGAAGAAGATCCACAACAAAGACTCCAGCGCTTACTTAGTGAAAACCCTGATTTAGCAGAGTTGATCAGTGGTGAAGTTGAACGAGCAGATTTGATAGCAGCAGCACAAGCCGATTCAATAGAGCGTGATGAAGTTAGAAAGGATGCAGAAACAGCTAGCAAGCTTGATAAAGAAGAAAGCGAGGTCAAAAAGAATGACTCCGCAACAATCCTTAACTTGGAAAAAGCCGAGACAGAGGATTTAAACAATTCAATATCTACCTATACAGCATCGGTAGATTTGGACGGAAAGGAGTTGCAAAACCAGCAGGCGGCGCAACAATTAAATCAACCTGAGATACAGGAATTAAACAATGCAAGTGTTAACCAAGCAGGATCTTCAGGACTGGAACAGTAATCCAGTTACAAAGCAGATCTTTAAAGAAATATACGAACAAGTTTTAGCGGTAAAAGATGAATCGGTTGTAAGAGATACTTGTGACCAAACAGCAATGCAGGCAGCAAGAAACGAGGGCGTAATTGAAGGCGCTAGTTTATTGAAAGAAGCATACGAAGTCTTAGAGGAGGCTGCAGAATGATCCCATCAGCATCAGTAGGTTTGCTACATAAAATGAGTGGAAAGGATGAAAATCCATACACGCCCGTTAAACCTTTAGGTCATCATGTCCTTATTGAAATTATACCCGTCAATTTTAAATCAAAAGGCGGCATCATATTAAGCACCGAAAAAGAAGGCGAAAGAGAGCGTAAAGGCCGAGACTTAGCTAAAATAGTCGCGTTTGGCCCTACATGCTATCAAGGCTTTGCTGACTGTAAAAGCCCTGCAGATTGGGGTGTTAAAATTGGTGATACTGTCGAGTTAAGCGGTCGTTATGACGGTAAATTCAGCTCAGTACATGAATATGATAGTAAGTATAAAAACCTACGCTACGTGTCAGACAGTGACATTATTGGCGTACTTGACAAAGAAATTGTTAATCAACTAGTGAAAGAGGATAAGTAAATGGGTATCGAAGCAGAAGAATCCATCAAAGAAGAAAGTATTGATTTAGTGGCACTAGCAAACGCCGATGATCAAGTTAATAATGACGACAAAGGCGAAGAGACTCAACTATCTGATACTGAGCAAAAAGCTTACGATCAAGGTTGGCGACCTAAAGAAGACTTTGAAGGTCCAGAAGATAACTGGAAAAGCGCAAGGGAATATGTCAGAGATGGCGAATTCTTAGCAACGATCAAAGACCTTAATCAAAGAATGGACAAACAAGGCCGTGATTTTGATGAGCGTTTAGAAAACACCAACAAGCTACACGAAGCACGAAGACTCAAAGAAATATCAGATTTAAAAATCCAACAGCGTGATGCTGTTAGGACTTCTGACACTGAAACCTTCGATGATGCACAAAAGCAAATTGATGAGCTTGAAAAGGTGGAGGTAGTTGAAACCAAAACGGCAACAACTGATCGCCCCGTTGTTGATGATTGGCTTGCTAAAAACAAATGGATTAATGACAAGTCTGACAAAGCTGATTTTGCAAATGATACTTGGAATGGTTACGTTCAAAGAAATCCTAATTCATCGGATGACGAAGCACTGGCACATGTTAACGCTCAGTTAACCAAGTTCTACCCAGTAAATAATGTTAACCATAGGCGTGATCAACAAAACACCAATGAAACAATAACCAAGCGCGGGAAAAAAGGTAGTAAGGCGTTAACGATGTCTGATTTAACTCAAGATGAAAAAAACCAATGGGTTCAATTTGGCAGTATGTTTAAAGATGAGGCCGCTTTCCTTAAAGCTGCTAAAGATACGAGGGCAAACTAATGAGCAACCAAAACAAAAACAGAGCCGATACAGCTCACAAAAACACACAACGTCCTGCACGAATCCCAATGACTGCCGGTAATAAATTACACGTACCTGATAGTTTAAAAAAAGAAGGTTATCAACAATATTGGCAAGTTGATCGCCCTGGTGTTATTGATCAAATGATAGCGGCTTACTGGGAAAAGGTTACAGACGACAATGGAAAGCATGTAACCGTTCCTGCTGGGGAAGGCGATACTTTATACTTGATGCAAATTGAGCAACAGTATTATGAAGAAGACATGAAACGACAACAAGACCTAAATATCAACACCACTAACACAGAAGCACAGCGTTTAGGTGATAGTGAATACGTCCCACTGGGTAAAGACAAGGTGGTCGAAAGGGAGATAATTTAGCTAATTTAACCAGTATATGGTAAAGTTAGGTAAATCAAGGTTATTTCATTATTAGTAAGTAATGGAATAACCTGTAAAATAGTTAGATTAATTGATAAGTGGTCATATTCGTAGAAGCGAAAATCACCCCAAATCTATACCAGGAAAGAAACTCCGGATTGATTTGTAAAACTGATGCCTGAAAGGGCTTTAATTATTACTTTTTAATTTGGAGAAATATATGTCTGGTGGATTTAGACCCATTCAAGATATCTCAGGTAATTCATACACTGGGAAAGTTCAAACTTTCGCCGTTGCCGCAGCTCATTCAACATTGATGGCTGTCGGTGATATGGTTCGCATTACTGGTACTGCACGCGCTTCTGACGGAATGGCAGAAGTAGACAAAGCAGCAGCAGCACAAACATTAACAGGTTGTATTGTTGGGGTTGACTTTAATATGTCAAACCTAGAGCAGAAAGGCTTACCAGCTTTAACTGCAGGCACTGTTAAAGTCGCTACTGACCAGAACATGCTAATGGAAGCTGAAGCTTCTACAACCGTTGCTTTAGCCGATGTTGGTGCTAATGCTGACATTGTAGCAACAACCGCATCTGCTTCAGGTGGTTTGGTTAACTCGAATATGACAGTTAACACAACTTCACCGGCAGCAGCAACCGCACAAATTCGTATTGTAGGTTTAAAAGATGGTGACACCTCATCAGGTGCAACTATCATTTGCCGCATTAACGAATCCACTAACCAAGTAGTAGGAGTATAATATGTCTGGTGTAATAACAACGGGTAATATTAGTCGCCTATTAGTTGAAGGCGTAAAGAACGTATTCGGTCAAGCTTATGAGCATCATGATAAGCAATTTGATCGTTTATTCGACACTGAGCAATCACGTAAAGCATTTGAACAAGACCAACAATTTGAAGGTTTTGGTTTAGCTCCGGTTAAACTCGAAGGTGCTGGTGTGGCTTATGACTCACAACAAGAAGGTTTTAGCCCTAAGTTTCAAAACTTGACGTATGCTAAAGGATTTATTGTTACTAAAGAAGCAATGGACGACAACCTTTATGGTTTGTTTGAACGTAGAGCCCGCGCATTAGCGTTTTCTATGCAGCAAACTAAAGAGAATGTTGGCGCTAACGTTTATAACCGTGGTTTTAACTCTGCTTTCTTAATGGAAGGTGGTGACGGTAAAGAATTATTTGCTACTGATCATATTAATGGCCCATCTGATAATTCAACGTTTAGTAACGAGTTAGCAACTCCTGCAGCGTTATCTGAAGCAGCACTTGAAGATTTGTTAATTCAAATCAACGAAGCGACAGACCCGCGCGGCTTGCGTATTGCTTTAAAAGGACAACGTTTGATTGTTCCGCCTAAGTTGAGCTTTGATGCTGAACGTATTTTAAAATCTGTATTGCAAAACAACACTGATTTTAATGCGATTAACGCACTACGCTCTACCGGTATGTTACCAGGTGGTTATATGACTAATAATTATCTAACCTCTAACACTGCATGGTTTGTCAAAACTAACGCTCCTGATGGAATGAAGTAT